TTGGTTTATTCATTTGATTCACTTTAAATTGTTTCTCAAGATCTGGTCAGTCACAACTTCAGATAAAAGCTCTTCCATTGTTTCGACCTCGGGTTGTTTTGCATGAACCCGTCTGCGAATAACGGATTCAATGCTCGTTTGCAATTGCGCTGACGTCATGTCCAGAGCAATTAGCTGATTCACCAGGTTGCTGCTTATTTGTGCACCTTTTATTTTTTTCAAACCTCCTCTTATTTCTTTAGTAAAATTAAATATAGAGTCATTCATCTTAGTCATAGATCTTCTCCTTAGATCTTAGTCTTAGCTCTCTTAGTCTTAGATCTTAGTCTTAGATCTTAGTCTTAGATCTCTACGCGCGCACGTATATGAAGAAAAGTTATCCACAGGTTATCCACAGGGTTATCCACAGCTTTCAGGGTAGTTGTCCACAGGTTATCCACAGGCTAGTCTTCCGTGCTCTTGAGTGATTTTTCGTACTCTCTTTTGATTTCTTTTATGATCTCCTTCTCCTCTTTTGTATAATCTCTGAGTGGTTTTCCGTTAATGTCCATTCCCCTGTAGGGCATACGCTCAAGCCTTCTTTTGGCTTCGATGTTTGCCTTTTTACTCATTTGAGATTCTCGGACAACCAGACCGTGACCATGCCTTCCTCGGCATATTTCTTTGAGACTTTTAAATAAGTCACCTGGGCATCGTCCTCATAGATGACGCCATTCATTCCATCAAGCACCGTCTTGGCGATGTTGTCGACATCTGGTCTGGCAGGGTAAATATCACCGTCCAGAGCTGACTGGCGCTTCGCTTTAGACCAGCTGATTGGGATGCTCATCGATGCGTAGATGTAGACCGTCAGCGGTGTTTGTAGCGGTTCCCTACCAGCCATCGCTTCTGCTGCTCGAGCTGCGATGAGCGACTCATAGTCCCGAGTGACAGCCGGTGTATAGCTCCTGGGTCTGCCGCCCACGGAGCTAAACCGTGGCCGACCCTTGCCGATCGGTGGCCCAGGGATGGTGAACTGAAGGGTAAACATCTGATCTCCGAGTGGGAGCTGCGGATCATGCCCCAGATTCCAGCGCTTGGGGAAAAAATCTGTACTAGGGTTTGTCCCTAGAAAAATATTTGTTCTGACCCCTTTACATGGTTGTCAACCATAGGTAGAGTGACGGTCATGCGCTGCACGTCGTAGCGCACAACAGGAGCCAAACATGAACGCAGCACAAGCAGCAACCGCAAAAAACCTGACAAACAAGCTCGACAGCTACAACCGATATTCTGATTTTTCAGCCAGGAACGGCGTGATGGTTTTCAACATTGAAGAAAAAAACGATGCCATTTTTCTGATTGCTTCTAACGAAGAAATCAACAAGCACGAAAAAAATCTTTTCTTGATGGCTCAGATCGGTCCTCGCGGTGGCGTCAAGGTTTACGCAAACGAAAACGTCCCTGCCTACATCATCAAGTAAATCCAAAGAGCCACAAAATGCAAAAAGCCTTCCAAAAAATTCTTGATGCAAAGCCTTGGGTTCGTCGAATTGTTGACGAACGCAAGCACGGAGGAAGCATCGTAGTAACCCTATACGACAGTCACATTTGGCGTGATGCTCCTGACTGCTCTGTGCAGACTTTTGACACAATCAAAGAAGCAAAACAAAAAATTAACTTCGACTGCGTTGCCAGCGCCAACATCGCAAAATAAACAAGGAGCATCATGAAAATCATATTCACCAAAAAAGAAATCGAGGAAATCATCCTCGCTCACGTACACCGTGAGGTTTACGACGAGTTCAACACCATCGAAATCCAGAATTGGCGCAACGATGAATTTGTCATCGTGACCTATGTCGAACCAACCTTTGAGGAGCCGAGCAATGAGACCTGAAGATCAACACGATTCCAATCTGACAATCATCCTGGCGTCGATCGCAGTCGGCGCAATGTCGGCGATCTGCTTGTTTCTTGCACTTTCTGGAGGTCTCTGATCATGGTTGGCAAAGTAACCCCCAACACAATGCTCTCAGCATCCCGCGTCCCCGCCCTTCTGGGCCACTCAAAGTATGAGACGCCTAACGATGTACTCAAGAGCGTACTAAACGCCCTACAGGACGCTCCAGAGCCGTTCAAGACCAATGAGGCAATGCACTGGGGCAATCTGCTTGAGGTTCCGCTCTTGCTGGAAGCGTCGGGACGTTTAGCATTGTCTAATCTAGTGCTCGACCATCCGAAAGCGTACTTTCATCCTGACGCACCGATCGCCTGTTCATTAGATGGCAACGGTGACGGCAATGGTCTGGTCGTGACCACAAACCCAGATGCCGGCGTATACGTGATCGGCCAAGACAGCATCACGCTCGACGGTGTTGGCGTGCTCGAAGCCAAGCTGACCAGCTCATATCCCGAGGATTGTCCGGCAATGAGCCGTGGCCCGCTCCAGCTCCAAGCGCAGATGGACATCACCGGCGCAAAGTGGGGAGCCGTCTGTGTCCTGTATCAGGGCATTGAGCTGCGGATATTCCTGTTTGCTCCTCATGAGGAAACGCAAGCGCTGATCCGCAAAGCAGCGTTTGACTTTGAATCCAAGCTCACGCATTGGTCTGAGACCGGCGAGATCGAATGGTACGACCCTGCCACTCCCGAGGAATACGGCACGAAGTGGCCTGGCGATCCAAACCTTGACTCTGTTGATTTGGGCGATTGGGGAGCAACGCTGGCCGAGCGAATTGTCAAAGCCAAGCAGGAAATCAAAACGCTTGAAACCAAAATCGCTGACAGCGAGAGAGAACTCAAGGAAATGCTTGGCAACGCAACCAAAGCTCACGCCGAGGAGTTTCTGATTTCCTGGCCCATCCGTAACTATCAAGCGCAACCCGCAAAGACAGTTCCCGCTAAACCAGCGTATTCCATACGTCAAGATTCTGTGACCGTAAAGGTGAAGAAATGAATGTCTACAAGAAACTGACCCAAGCCAGGTTAAAGCTGCTGTCGGCAGAAATGAAAAAGTCTGGCCACAACAAGTTTGCCGGCTACCATTATTTTGAGTTGGGAGACTTCATCCCTGCGATCCACAAGATCTTTGACGAGCTTGGTCTGTGCGGAATATTTACTTTTGAGCACTCAAGCGCAACGCTAACGATCCACGATACTGATGGCAGTGGCTCGATTGTGTTCTCAAGTCCTGTCGTCTCTGCGACTAAAGTCGAAAAAGATGGGACGCAAAAACCAGAGTCGATTCAAGACATGGGTGGGAAGCACACGTACTTCAGGCGCTACCTTTGGCTAATGGCTCTTGAGATCACCGAGCATGACTCGATTGACGCCGGTGACAACGCAGATCGCAGACAAGACAAGCCAGAAGGCAAGCCGGCAAACCCGTTGGATGCGGTAGCACCTAAAGCGCTGCCGAAGCCGACTGAGCCGCCGCCAGACGTGATTGAGTTTGAGGATGGAGCTGGTGGCACCTGGGCGCTGCGAGTCCCTAACGAAGCCAAGCCACGGTCAATGAGCAATGACGAAGCTGGATGGCTTGTCGAGTTCAATGCGCTGGCCGACGCCGTGATGAAAGCCGGCAAAGTGCCGCCGATTGATCGCATTGCCAAGCTCAAGCTCCTGCGTACTGCTAACGATGCTGAAGTCAACCGACTGTCAATGGTTGAACGTGCTCGCTTCTTGCAGACCTTCTCAGCTCGGATCGGCGCTCTTGATGCGCTGATGAAAGCAGCGGCATGAGGATGGCTCAGATCCGGTTATTGGACGCAATCGGTGGCTTAGAGAAGTCTCTTGGTCGATTGCCGTCTATGAATGAAATAGCCAGGGTTCTGGGTTGCAGCCCCCAGAACGTCCACAAGATGATCAAAAGAATGAGGAGCAAGAATGAAACGGTGTCCTCCCTGCCACGGCAATTGCAATCAGGGCCGAAACTGCCCAAGGAGAAACAGCAATGACTGACTACGAAAGAGGATACGAACAAGGCAAATTTGATGCGATAAAAGCGCAAGAGCTTACGGGTTTTATGGATTCAAAACTCAATCCAATCAAACGACAGTGGGTTGGGCTGACATATCAAGAAATAGTTGAAATTATGGGTTCTCGTGACTGGACTACGTGCTGGTCAGACGTAACGTATACCCGAGCCGTTGAAGCCAAACTCAAGGAGAAAAACGGTGGATAAAAAACCGTCAAAAGAATTTTGGGATTGGTATCTTGCGCCACCCATTGACCCTCGCAAAGTGTACGGGAATCCGCTTGAATTTGACGAGCTTGATCGTTACTACCAAGCGCTGTATGAGCAGAAACTCAAGGAGAAACAACAATGATAGTTAAAGGCAAGATCGTCAAAGACTGGGATAAGTCCCAGATCTCAACCGCTTACCAGCGCCCCAACCAGTTTAGAGTCATCACTTGGGACATGGGACGCATTCAGAGCTGGCTGCTCGGCCAGAAGCCTCTAGCACGCAACCTGATCGAAAAGGTGATTCGATGAACCGCAATGACATCATTCTTATGGCAAGAGATGCCGGCGCGAGCGGTTGTGCTAACCCGGACAAGTGGGGCATCTTAGAGATTAGTTACGAGAGCCTTGAACGCTTTGCCGCTCTTGTTGCCGCGCATGAGCGGGAGGAGTGCTTGAAACTGGTCGGCGAACAAATTCACAACATGAGCGTTCTTGATAGCTACCCCGAAAAATCAGGAGCAATTTACCTCGCCACAATAAATATCCGCGCAAGGGAAGAGAAATGAAAGTCTGGGTTGATCCACCCGAGGGGTGGCGCTACGGGTTCCCGAAGATCTGGGATACCGACCTGCACGACAATCTGCACCATTGGTTAAACGATCGCGGTTACCCGCGTGAAGTGCGCGAACAATACGGTGAGTATTTCTACGTCAGACAATGGTCAGCCAAAGACGAACCAGACAATCTATAACGCCGAGACATCTACCAACTGGCCCCGGAAATCAATGATCCCCTCGGCGTGCTTGATCGCTAATTCCGGAAACAAGAGCCGGGAATCTCGGAATGTAAGCACGGCAAATCCGGAACGCCAGTTCACCGGATTGTCCTCAAGGTAGTCGTTGAATTGCTTTCCGTCGATGTCGGCCAATGTTCCGGTGTCAACGCCATAGCGGTTTCCACGAAAATCCGTGTACGGCGTTGTTTTTAACGAGTGTAGATGGCCGGTAATGATGCTGATGCCGGCGCCCATCGTGTTTGTGTGCGTTGCATGGACGCCATTCTTATATCGGTGCTTGACCACAACGTCATCTGTCAACCAGCACGACCAGCACGGATGCCACGCTTGAAAATGGTCTTTCAACGAGAAGCCGGCAACGCCCTCATATCCCCCGGCGTTAGCAGCCAGGAAATTCTCAAACCGCGAGTCATGGTTGCCCAACGGCCAGACGAGCTGCACATTGTGCCGAGCCGCTTTGGCAACAGCCTCAATCTCTCCTAGAGCCGCCTGGCAAGCATTTAGCTCCTCCTTGACGCTTGGCTGTTGCGTCCATCCAATGCGCGGATACCGGCTGATTGACGCCCCATCAAAGGCATCGCCGTTGTTGATCACAGCGTAGGGCTTAAACTGGCTAATTGCCCAGAGCAGTCCCTTGAACGCCGTGGTCCGCACGCCAGGCCAGAAGTGTGCGTCAGAGAATACAATCACGACGCCATCCGTGATGCCGGCCTGATGCCGTGCTTTGGTCAGATGATGGGTTTGTAGGTGGTCAAAGTTTCGAGCGATCGGTGCTGCCGCTTGTAGCACGATCTTGTAGGTCTTTTCAAGCCGGCGCCGGTTGTGGTGCGCTACCCGCTCGGTGATGTTGAAATGCTTGGCAACCTGCGCTGCGCTTTTCAGATGCTCCCAAACTTTGAGAAACTCATCGTCTGGGATTCGAGCTTTTCCAGCCATTTTTTAGCACCATTCGTTTCGTTGGTGCTAAATATCACGTAAAGGTTACGATGTCTAGTTCCAAACGATTGTTTTATATATTTTTTTTCGCGTACTCTTCGACAGCATTTACTCGACGGGTCCAACCCTTGCCAAACACGGCATAAGCCTTCAGTTTCTCAAGAAATCTCAGCCTCAAATCGCAGTAATCTTCGATCAAATCGACTGCTTTTTCGCGGTTGACTGCTGCCATCGTGAGCTTGCCAATGACTCCATCGTCATCCACGCCGACCGCACGCTGCAAGAATATAATTGCCTGTTTAGGTCCGCTGTTGACCGCGCAATCGAAGACGCAGTAGTCAAGACCAGCCGGCAAATCGTCGCCCCACACTTTGTTCCAGTAGCGACCACGGTAGAGCGGAGTTACTTCTTCAACGCTTAGCTCGCGCATACATTGCTCGTCGACACTCTCGCCTGTCCAGTCCTCCCAAGTGCGCTTGGTGACGCCGTGGTTGGTCATCCCGCCTGGGTCTGATGGATGGTTGCAGTACCCGCCTTCAAACCCAAGGGTTAGACGCAGAGCATCGTCAAAATTGTCTTTCATTGTTTGGTCCGCAACAGTTGGTCTTTGGCCTGGCTTCCGGCTGAGCTGCCGAAGTAGAACGCGATAATACCCGTCCAAGCTGTTCCCAGGGAACCCAACATCATCATTAAAGCGTCTGACGTTTTAAATTGCTCGGTCATCAGACCAACCAGTATCCCAAAGAATCCAACCGTGATCGACAGCGCCAGCACCGATGGAATGAACGATTTGGTGGCCGACTGCATCTCACGCGCAGACTTTCTGTCTTCAACGGAGAGCTTCTCAAAGTCAAGCCCAAGCTCCTGCGCTCGAGCTGCCATTTCAATCTCAGCGAGCTTGATCTGACCGATCTGATCCGCTGTCAGCTTGCCGCTCTCAATCGTTGACTGGACGTCCTTGGGGTCGATGCCGATCGCCTTTGATACCGCTTCAACAGCCAGTCCGGCCAGCGGACCACCAAGTGCCGTTGCAATCGTCGGAGCTACGCTTTTGAGCCACTCCATTATTTAGACCAATGGCTAACGATCCAACCGGCAGCGGTGCTCAACCCTGAGATAACAGCCATGCCAAACCAGAACCCGCCCTTCGACTGATTTGCAAGCTCAAGAAGTTTCTTGATGTCGGCTTGCATATCGGCAACCTGCTTCTCGAGCAGATCGACCTTGGCAATTAACTGACCGTATTTGATGGGATCGAAGTCTGACATAACTGACTCACGGTTTGTAATTCAAGAATTCTTTGAGCTTGGTTTGCTCTTTCTTGATTTTTCGAGATTGTACAAGGTTTGTTCCAGCTTGTTTAACCCCTGAAGCAACCATTCCCCCAATAGCCGGAGTATCTGTAAATGCTTGACCAAGAAGCTCACCCCCGATCACAAATGGCGCCGTCCCAAACATTGCACCTAACACAGTCTCCCCACTGCCAGACGTGCTCACAATGTCTTTAGGAATGGTTTGGATCTCTGCAACAACGTCATTGAGCGTGCGGTAATGATTAGCCCACTCAGGACCAAACACCAGATCCAACTTACCGCTCTTGTCCAGATTGGTGACCAGCTTGTTTAGTTCTGCCGTTGAAACATAGCGCCGACCCTTCGTGTCGAGCTGCGCTGATTTGGTTGTGTTCTCTAAAATGTGCTCACCAAACCGCCCCTTGATGTCTCGCACCAATTGCTGACCATCTGGACCAGAATTGTCTAGCAGATCAAAAACCCTACGTACCTGGTCGCCAGACTTTCCAAGGAAAATCTGATCAAAGATTTTTTCTGTAGGAACAGCCTGATCGGTCGTGCCTTTCTTAATTTGATTTATTGATCTGACCGTGCTCTGATTTTCAAAGTCGTTAGACCATTGCGCTCGCTGCCGTCTGGCTTGTTTGTAAATGTCGCCACCAGCGTTTTCAGTAATGCTGTCAATGAGTCGCTTGGCTTTGGTTGACAGCGCAGCTTGACGCTTGTCTGTCCAGTCAGTCTCATCATTGATGAGCTGCCGGATGTCCTCAAGCTGGCGCACGCCAATTGACCGCGTGCCGCTTGGATCGTTAGCTGCAAATTCTTCCTCAATAATTCCGTACAACGGATTCTGAGATTTGCGAGTTGGGCGATTTTCCGTTGACTTCTTAATGAAGTCCAGCACCGGCTGGTAAGAAACTGGTTGTGCCAGTTCACCCGCCGCTTCTGCTGCTGCGTACTGATTGCGAATGTCTGCCATTCGAGCATCTTTGATGCCCTGCACGTAGGTCTTAATTCGCTGACCAAAATCGGTCGGTGAGACGCCCTGAGATTGGGTTCCCGTTCCCTCAATTCCAGCTTGCATATTCTGCTGCACCTGAGCGTTTTGCTCAGCATTTCGCTCGAACACTTGCTCAGCCAAATGTGGGGTTTTGGCGGAAACCGAAACATATTTGACGTCAGTCGGGTTTCGAGTTGCTTGCGCTTTGTGCAAGGTAATTGGAATCGGTAGGCTTGCCGCCCGTTCTACGCGCACGCGTGGCGTGTCAACAGCAGCAGCGCCAACGCTACCTGGCGTGGCAGTAGCACCAGCTCGTTGCGCTTGCGCTGCTGCACGTGCTTGCGCCTCTCTCAAGCTCGGAGCGTTAGCAAGATCTTGGAATGCCTGTTCCTTTGCCGTTGCCGCCTCACGTTCTCCCCGCCGCTGAGCCTGTCGAGCTTCAAAGCCAGCCCTTAGATCGCCTTCAGCAGTTGGAGCTAATGCAGGAGGTTTGGGACCTACCGCTGGCTCAACCCGTGGCGCCGGTGCTTTAGCTGCAAATTGATCGCGCAACGCTTGCTCGGCGCCGTAGGTGGCCGCGCCGACTTTCTGACCAGCCTTGGCAACGCCAGGAATTGGCAAAAGCCCAAGCGATCCAACCATATTCTCAACGTCACCGAGCGGAATGCCAGTCTTTTCAGAAATCCAAGCTGTGCCTTTGCCAATGTTTTGGCTAATAAAGTTTGTCAGTCTACGGGTGGCTTCGGCTTTGTATGCCGGATCTTCAGAGATCCCCAAAGCACGACCAAACGGGTCCGTCCGCTTCTCAACAAACTCAGCCACAGACTTTCGAGCTTCTGGCTCAGAGACGCCCATTGCACGTTGTATCGCATAACTTCCCTGACCAACAAGACCAGTAAGGTTGCCAGCAGCAACGTCAGCCATAGAGACGATGCCTTTCCCAAGATCGGCCATTGAGCCGACCTTATACTCCGTCTTAGGCGCTGCTGGCTGCGGTGCGACTGTCGTGGTAGGGATCTGATCCGCTGTCGCTGCTGGAGCCGTCTGAGCCGGTTTTGGCCCCAATCGGTCACGCATGATCTTGCGGACTAAATCGCCTTCCACGACGCCAGGAGATCCAAACGGTGACAGCTCCGACAGCTTTGGTGGTGCTGGTTTGGGTTGTTCTGGCGTTACAGTTTTGGCGCTCTGAAGCAACCGAATGACGTTATCTTCTGGCTCGCCGCCTTGATCGGCTTGAGGAGTCGTGCCTTTTGCCTTGGCTTGCCGAGCAAGAGCTGCGTTGAATTTGGCGATGTAATTCGACGGGTTTTTGGTGACGTGACCACCGTAGAGCGCCAGCCCTTTGTTAAGATCGCCGCCGCTCTTGTTTACAAAATCCTGTAGATGCTGCCGTGCCGCTTCTCGAGCTTGTGGCTCGTCAAACGGATCAAATTTGATGCCCTGCTTAGCAAGCTGAGTAACGGTGCTTGGCATGAATTGATAAGCACCCATCGCCCCGCTGTCTTTGTTGACCGCCCTTGGGTTGTTGCTGCTTTCAATCTCGCGCAACGCATCAAGATGAGCGTCGGTGACGGTCGTACCTGGTCGCGCACTACGCAATAGACGCTCAACATTATCCATTACAGAGATCCGGTTT